GTACCAGTTATCCTGGTAAAGATTATCCGGGTACTGATCCTCCCACCAGGGGTAATCGACGCGGTAATCCGCCAGCTCGATACCGTACGTCAGGCGATAGTAGCTCATCACCAGCCCCCAGCAGTCGTAAACTCCCAGCACAAACGGACGCTCCAGCAGCGGAATTTCGCCCCGCGGCATGATGGTCCGTAAATCCCCTTCCGGCCAGCTGACGATATGCCAGGGCAGCGCCGTCACATCACACTGCGCCTTATCCACTTCACTCGGCTGCGTGGTGGCGTCCGGATGGCTGTGCACGATGGCGGTGACCGTGCCCCACTCTTCCGCCGTGGCGTAATCCTCCGACGACATGTGAAAATGTTCTGTGGGTTCAGTAGCGAGATTACGACAGGGGAAATATTTTTCCACTCTGCTTTTCTGTGCCACCACCCCGCAGCACTCGCGGGGATATTCCGCTTCGGCGTGGGCCATAATGTCCGCGATGGTCTTTTTACGCATGTCAGCTCCGGATCAAAGAAGTGCCCGGGAAGCCGCCGAACGGCAGCTCGTTACCTTCACCGAACCGCAGTTTGCAGGCGGTCAGCGTGCCGTTGCATTCATCGCGGGACGGGTCATCCACGGGATTGTTGTTTTTGTCGAAATATCGCGTCCCGGTGTAATCACAGCCATCACCGGTACGGTATTTATTACGGATGCACCAGGTACAGAGGGAATGAAGCTGGCGTGTCGGGATCATCAGTCCCTGCAAATCCATGGGGCTCGATAACGCGAACTCCACCACCTCACTGGTTTCAGAGGTTTTCGCGTCGATATACCAGACCTGCAGTTTTTCCTGCGTGGCATCTGCCGTCGGGTTTCCGCCGGGAAAGTTACGCGCGTCGAGGTATTGCGCCAGCGTGTCATGAATAGTGACCTTCGCCTGCAGCATATCGTCATACGCAAGGCACAGCGCCGTGACAGAACCATCAAGATTGGCAACACGAAAGACCGGCTGCGCACTTTCGCCCCCCGTCGATTTTTCTATCCCTTCAATCTCACACGGCCAGGCCTTATATTCCTGACCCTGCCACCAGATGCTTTTTGCAGCCAGTTTTGATTCATTACCGTTGGCGGCGAGTATTTCAGCTTCAGAATGGGGAATGCTGTGACTGTGGAAGCGCATAACCTCCCCCACGCCGAATGCCGTGCCGTCGACAGAAAAAAGCCGGACTGTGTCGCCCGGCTCAAGTTTCTGGTAATCGCTGTTGATCATGGTGCAAACGCCTGTTCAAAGGTTGCAGTAATTGTCATTACCGTTTTGCTCTTTATGATTTTCTGAAGGCTGTCAGCCTCAACCCGCCATAAAGCGAGATCACCGAAAGGCGGTTTAAACGAGAAGGATTTTGTTTTATGACGCCGGAGAAAAGCATAAATCTGCAGGCCCAGTTCTGGTCGCCCGGTAAAGGAATATTCGTAGGTCAGGGTCTCGCTGTTCAGCCCTGAGCCGCTGACCTGCGTATAACCGTCGCCGAACTGAACTTTACGGATCGTGTCGGTGCTTTTAGTTGTGGGCTGACTGGCCGACTGAATGGACCAGGGAAAGGATTCAATAGCCATGTATTATCTGCCTCTGGTTGCGTTCCAGATCAGGCCGCCAGGACGCACTGCTTTAGCAATGCCATCATTAACAGCCTGCGTAATGACCTGCTGGTAAGCCCGCCCGAGCTGGTCTCCGGGTGGTTGCTTCGTTTCGTTCTGCGGGGAGGTGACGGACACAGGCGCATAGACGCTGACACCAAAAGGCGCGGCGACGGCTGTTGACCCACCACCGACAAGGCCACCCGATGCGTAACCCCGCATCAGGTTATAGAGATTGCCCACGCCGAGGCGGCTGGTTGCCTCTTTGGTAAATACGAACTCGCCACGGTGAACCACCCCGGCAGGCTCGTATTTCCCCCCGGATCCAGTGTAACCGCCGGTGGCAAAGCCCATTGCCGTCGTGGCCGAGTTCACCATTCCCACCAGCGCCTGCTTCATCAGTATTTGGGTAAGCATGGACATAATTGATCGCGTAAAATCTGACCAGCTTGCTTTACCGTTAGTGAGCATTGCAGCCATGTTTTCACTGATACCGTCAAACGCGGTGGAGGCTAATGATTCCATCTGGCCGTACGCGTCAGAAGCTGAATCAACATAGTTAGCCCACGCGGTTCGTGCCCCTGCCTGCCAGTTACCGCGTAACTCATCCTGAGCCGCGTAAAAATTCCTGAGCGACTCCAGTTCCTGCCGGTACCCTTCGTCTGTTTCCGTGCCTCCTGCATTCTTCCAGCCCTGCAGCAGTTGTGCTTCGTCCAGACGGCGCTGTGTTTTACGGCTACTCATCCCGGCACTTTCCGTCAGTGCCCGGGTCTTTTCACTCATTTGCGTCGAATACTTCAGTGACCTGTCCTGTAGATCATTCAGCCGCTCCTGAATTAACTTTTCATCACCAAGGCGGGCGTTTATTTCCGCCTGGGTAAGAATTTTATTCTTATTGCTGAGAAGTGATTTTTCATCGGCACTCAATGCGCGGTTTTTCGCGGCGTTCTCCAGCACGGTAAACCTTGCCTGCTCTTTCCATAGGTTTTTCCGTTCCTGACTGATGCTGTCATTCAGACCGCGGTGCTGACGCAATACCTCCAGTTGCGCCTGAAGTTCAAGTGTTTGCGCGCTGATCGAATCTGATGCCTTAACGCCACCAGGCGTGGTGGTTTTGGCGGGCTTTTTAAGCGAACTTTCGTATTCCTTTTTCGCTGCGGCCATCAGGGTGTTGTAGCTTCCCTGAAGGATGCGCCCTTCCTGCAGGGCCTTGTTCAGCTCCTTCTGTTTACTGGTATATTTTTCCAGAGCAGTCTGCGACTTTTCATATGCGGCCTGCGCCTGAGAGGCATATTTCAGTCTGTCCCGCTCGGCAACTGACTGAGCTTCAGCGCCTTCTGCGGAAACAGTCTGCATATCGGCCTGCAGTTGCGCCGCCTGAAGACTGATTCGGGTGCGGTCCAGCACTTTCTGATACTGATTGCGCATCGCGTCAGACACGCCCGGTCCGGTCGCGAATTTATTGAAGTTGTTCTGGGCGATATCGAACTGCTGCTGCGCCTTTTTCAGCAGCTCTGCACCGGTATCAGGGCGACCGATATCAAGGATTTTGTCCCACATTGACTTAAAGGCGTCGCCGACTGTGTTTGCCGCACGCTCCAGCGTGCCCATATTGCCTTCAATGGCACTGGTCTGGCGTTCAAAACCTTCAGTCGCCGCGTCGTTTGCCGCTTTCAGTGCGCCTGCCGCATCGCCGGAGCGCTGGAGCTGTGCCACATGCTCAATCTGTTCAGCCGTCACGTTATGAAACTGCTGCGCCATGGCAATCAGGCCGGATGTGGGATCGCTGGTCAGTTTTCCGAACGCTCTGGCAACATCTTCAATCTCAAGACCGCTTTTGTCCGCGAACTCAGTAATGCTCACCGAAAGACGCTCGAAATTAGCGCCTGCAGCAACACCTGCATTTACCAGCGCCGTTAACGTCCCGGCGGCAGCCGAGAAGGTAATCCCGGCGCTGGCGGCGGCTTTACTCACCATCAGCATTCTTTCGGCAGTCAGGCCAGCAGTATTGCCGGAAAGCACCAGTGTTTTATTGAAATCGGAGAGCTGTGAATTACTGCGGTACCAGGAATACAGCATCAGCCCGGCGGTAACCGCAACAGCGGCCAGCGCCACATTAAACGGCGTGATAAATCCGCGTGCCCGGCCAAGATTCTCTGCAGCATCGGAGGCGTTATTAAAACTCTCCGCAAGTTCACCCGCGCTGTCGCTCGCTTCCTCCGTGGATTTCTGCACATCACCACTAAAGCCGAAGAGCGCATCGCGCAGCGCCTGAAACATTGGCCCGAAGCCGCCGAAACTGTCTTTCACCTGCCCGCCCTGCTGAAGCAGGATGAGGAACGGAGACTGCCCACCGGCCAGCTGCGTGGCAATATCGGTAAACTGAGCAGGCAGCATTCGTACAGCATTACTGTACGCGCCCACTGACATCCCTGCACGCCGGGCTGCGGCTTCCTGCCGGTTAAACGCCCGGTCCACCTGGTCGGCGGCAGCGGTTGCAGCCTTACCCAGTTCGCTGAGTTTCTTTCCGCTGTAAGCCAGTTGCTCATTAAATTTTGGCGAATTCAGATCGAGATTAACGATCAGGTCACCCACCGGCTGGGCCATAGCGCACTCCTCCTAGACTTTCAGCAACGGACATCATGGTGTTGTCATCCTGTTCGGTAACCAAATCAGGGGGATTAAGAAGACTGAAGCTGGCGGGAGTCAGCTCCGTGTCCTTACACATGATGGAAATAATAAGATGGCTCAGGCGGGAAAAATGAACATCCTGCAGATCGTTTTCGAAATACTGTTCGCGGTAAAAACGCCCCCACTCAGCCAGTTCTGAAGATGACATGCCGGCAAGCATCTGGCGCCAGTCCGGGCGTCGAAATTCCCTCGCCAGCTTCATGACAAAATTCAGCTCGCCGGCGAGGACTTTTCCGCATCGGGCGCTTCGGCTTCTTCCTGATCCCCGGCATTGTCTGGCGAGGCCTCCGGCAACATATCAGACAGCACCTTCACGAACCGATCAGCAGCCCCAATCATGTTGATCGGCCAACCGGACAGAATGTCCTGATGCAGTTTTTCAACATCGCCTTTAGCGGGGTCGGCCTGCCAGAGCGACATCGCAACCAGTCGGGCGCCGAGGCGAATATTTTGCTCCACCAGCAGCGGGTAAAGCGTTTTCTCGTCAGCATCTTCCGGCAGTTCTTTTTCTGCTCCGGCAATAAACTGCAGGTGCTCAATACGCTGTAAGGCAGAAAGTTCGAAAAGCGTAATTTTCTCTTCACCATACTCAAAGAGACCGGATTTCAGGTATTTAGACATTTTTACTCCGTAAAGGGGCTTTCGCCCCTCAGGGTTCAGGAAACGGTAACTTTACAGATCGCAATGAACTGACCGTCACTGGTCATCACCACGATGTCAGCCTGGCCGGCGGCCACGCCCTTAACGGTCAGGACATTGCCGGCCACAGTTACAGTCGCTTTCGAACGGTCGGAAGACGACGCCAGGAAAGTTTTATCCGTGGCGCCAGACGGGTTAACCGTGACATTCAGTGAATCGGAAGCATTGACCGCCAGTGCAAGTGCGGTTTTGCTCAGCGTCACGCCGGTCACCTGAGTAACGGGTGTTCGGGTCTCTTCCGCCAGGCTTGGCTTGCCGTTGTTACTGATCTTCACGCTGCGGGTGATCACTTCTTTTGCCGGAATGGTTTTACCCAGGCTGCTGATCCAGCCTTTAAACACGTCAACCGTACCGTTGGGGAATTTAATTTTGTAGGCGCGCACATCGCCTGCATAGAACCAGTCAACCAGCCCCTGCTGCCCGGATTCACCCGGCTTCCAGGCCAGCACAAAGCTGGTTTCGCCAGCGGACTTTTCACCCTGTGCGGTGTTCGTCCAGTCAGCGTTGGGATCGTCAAGATAAGTATCGTCATAAGACTCCGCCGTCAGTTCCCCCGGCGTCAGTTCTTTAACCTTTGCCGTGCGCGTCCAGTCCGTGTCAGAAAGCGGGTTCGCATAGGGATCGCCGGAACCGGTGTACACCCAGAACGTGGTGCCGGCGCCCTTAACGGGCTCAAGAGGGTTTGGTGTTGGCATAATTTCCTCACATCACATAAGAGACAGAATATTGCAGGTCCGCCGAGCCCCACGTCGCCAGTTCGTCATCGCGCTGGTAGTCGTAGCCCCGGGCAGACATGGTTTCGAGAACGCCGGAAAGCGTGGAAATGCTGGCCATGACCGGATAAATGTTGTTTTCCATCCATTCATCCAGTGCCGAATCGGTGTCATCCCCTTTCAGAAATACTTCGATATGCAGCGTCGCCCGCCACATATCTTCGTCAACGGATTCGTCGGAAGACTCGGCGTCCGTGAGATACACAGCCACCGCCGGCAGATCCTGCGCGTCCAGTACGGACGGACGGCCATCAAACCAGGTCACAGCCTGAGCATTACCCGCCTTCAGGGCGTCAAGCACAGCTTTACGAATCAAAGGGTGTTTCATCTGGTGACTATCAGCCTCAGTTGGTTGCGAAGCGCGGCGGCCATCTCTTTAGCCAAATCGGTTTCGGTCAGCCGCTTACTTTCTTCCTTAAACGCCGTGGTTAAGGGTACTGCCAGCGGGATACTGACCACCTCAACCGGATATCGCGCCCGGGTGGTGCGGCGAAGCACATGCCAGCGCCCGTTTTTCAGTTGCTGAATAAAACCGCCGGGAAAGGAAAACTTACCGATACGCAGCACACTGCCGGCACCGGATACGTCACGCCTGCGGCGGGAAAGCCTGACGCTGGCGACGCCCAGTTTGATGGCGGGAAGATTTCCGCGGTTGACCCGGATGGTCGCCAGCGGTTTACGGACGGTGGCTTTCTTCAGGCGGGCACGCTGGTTAACCAGCTTCCTGGGTACTTTCGTCTGTCCCGCAACACGCCGGGTGCTGTGGCTGACTGCCCGCACGGCCACGCGGTTAACAGCCTGAGAGGATGCACGTGGTACCGCAGTTTTACTGATGCTTTCAAGATTGGCGATGGCCTGCTCCAGTCCTTTGATGGACATGCTGCCCCCTTATTCAATCCAGATTTGCGGCTTTCCGTTGAACATTTGCTGACGGGTAATTTTGTACGTTTCACCTTTCCAGATGACGACATCATGCCGGCGCGGTTTCAGTGAATCCGAAAACACAACGAGGGACAGACCCTCACCGGCCAGCGGTCCCATTTCAGCCACGAACTGGCTTTCGATGGCGTCGTACCCGGTGCCATTAATCAGCACACGCTCTCCCATCTGCCGGACAGTGGCGGCGTCCATGCGCGCCACCATTTGCCGGAAGCGGTTAGCCATTCAGCCTTACCGCGACTGAAGTGGCATTCGCGCCCGCCGCTTCCCAGGCTTTGCCGGCCGGTACCGCTCCGGTCGCATCCAGCTGGATTTTTCCGCCTTTGATATAAACCGCCTTGCCCTGAGCGATATCATCTGCGGCCAGTTTTGGCAGGATCACGACGCCGGTGGTGCGTCCATCTCCGGTTTCACCGGGTGCGATATCAACGATTGCCACTGCGACAACGTCACTGATTACAACGGGTGCGCCACTGAGGATTGCGGAAGCGCCACTGTTAGTGATGGCGATGGTATTGCCATCCTGAAGATAATTTTTCATGCAAGTCTCCACGGCCCCTGGCGGAGCCGAATTTCAGACACAAAAAAAGCCCTGACGGGCCACGGGAACTACAGGGGTGAGATTATTTCCCGGTGGATTTGACCAGACCGCGGTAATCAAGCGGCGCCACACCCGCGTCGATACGCACTTTGGTGGCCACACCGTCTGTGGTGAAACCCTCCTGCTGATCGATGTACGGCGTATCGACGCCATTCAGGTAGGCAACCTCGATGGTGTCGCTGCCTTTTCTGGCGGCCAGGTACCACGCTGCCGGGTCAGCATCATCAAGACGGGGCTCAGAAATGATTTCTGCAAAGTTCCGGATCGGGTTTTCGATACCGGCGTTGACGTCAGCACCCTTCACGCTGGCAGACTTGATGGTCTGGCTGGCTAAAGTTTCCAGCACCGTCGGTACCAGGACGTAAGCCGGGCGAATGTTAAGCGAGCGCTCCCCTTCTTTCTGTACACGCATCAGCTGGCGCGCTTTATCGAGGCTGGTGACATCGATAGCGCCGTTCGAGAGGTTTTTGTGATCGGCACTGAACAGCGCCTTACCGTCTGACAGTTTCGGGTTTTCAATCAGTACCGCATAAACCAGATCGCCGATGGTGGCCTTCGCGGCACGCCCCATTTTGGTGGGGACATCAGTCAGCTGGTTCAGATCATCATTGATGATGGCCTGGCGGGTAATGGAGAAAATCTCACCGTAGGTCGCCAGCGCAATGGTCTCGCCTTTATCGCCGGTGGTCACGTACTTATATTCAGCACCTTCGCGAACCTGACGCAATGACGGGAAGCCGCCCATACCAACACGATGCGCGGTCTTGAAGTCGCTCAGGCTGCCTTTCTTGGTCCACAGCTCAAAGGTTTCTTCGGCTTCTTCCCAGCCCTGCAGCAGTGCTTTATTGGCAACGTCCAGCAGGATATTACCGAAATCAGAGGTGCTGTGGGTCAGCGCGAAGCCGACCATCTGCATCGGGTTATAACTTGCCACGCCGATACCGCGTTCTGTCAGGGACATACGCGCATACTCACGCAGGGTCATGCCGTTGTAGACGTTATCGCGGACCACATCTTCATAGCCGGCACGGGCCATCAGCGCCTGGCGAATACCGTCGCCCACGATATTCCCGTTACCCGCATAGATGTGGGTGGTGCTGGTTTTGTCGGAAGGGGTTGCTGTTTTGCCGAGCTCCGCCAGCAGCTTGTCCTTGGCCTGCTCAACGGTGCAGTCCAGATCGGCAATACACTGCGCCTGCAGGTCCTGGTGGCGGTTGCCGAACATGGCAAACAGATCATTAATGCCGTTGAGCCGTTCACGCTGTTCTGCAATCACCTGGGCACGGATGGTGTCAGCGTTTACCGGAACCTGCGGCGTATCCTGCGGCGCGGGGTTTTGCGGATCGCGGGTGGCGGTGTTGCGCGGCGGGGTGACCATATTACGAATGCTTTTTGGCATCTTCTCAAATTCCTCAATACGTTTTGAATGGATACAGGCCATCGCCTGCAGTGACGGGGTCACCTGGTCGGCAAAACCCTGAGCCAGGCACTCTTCGCCGGTAAGCCAGGTTTCGTCTTCCAGCATGGCGGCAATCTCATCATGAGATTTGCCTGTTTTGGCCGCGTAGGCCGGGATAAGAACACTTTCGACTTTGTCGAGCAGGTCGGCATAGTCGCGCATGTCATCTGCATCGCCGCCCGCGAAACCCCATGGCTTATGGATCATGAGCATGGTGTTTTCCGGCATAATGACCGGGTTACCGACCATCGCGATGACCGAGGCCATTGACGCAGCCAGGCCATCGATATAAACGGTGATGGCGGCGCCGTGGAACTTCAGGGCATTAAAAATGGCGATGCCGTCGAAGACATCGCCACCCGGCGAGTTAATGTGCAGTTTGATGTGGGTGATATCACCCAGGGCTTTAAGGTTGGCCACAAACTGTTTTGCCGTTACCCCCCAGTAGCCAATTTCATCGTAGATGTAGATCTCGGCCTCGCTGTCGGCGCTGGCCTGCATACGGAACCAGCTATTTTTTACGCTGGCTTTCGGGCGGTTCATTACCCGGTTTCGTTTCCTGGACACTGGTGTCTCCTTTGTCATTTGCCGGGTCTGTGTCGAACACCAGCCCCTGTTTGCGGTTTTCATCCACCTCTGCCTTGCGGCGGCGTTTTACGTCATCCGGATTGGCACCGCGCGCACGCACCCATTCGCTTTCCGTGGCCGCGCCACCGCGTAACAGCAGCTTCCACGCGGTCGCCTCTTTCACCGGATCAATCCACGGCATGACCGGCCCCGAATACACCGCGTTGTAAAGCGATGCCTTATCCATACCGCTTGGCAGCTGGATTTCTCCCGAGGCGACAGCCATCTTCAGCCATGCGCGGTACATCGGGCGGGTGATCGCAGCAATAAACGCATCCTGGAGAATGAGGTAACCTTCAGTGGACTCCACCAGCTCCTGGCGCTGGGCGCTGTAGGTACCGTCATAATTCCGGGCGATGCTGGAGAAGCTGCCGCGTGAACCCGCAGCAACCGCACGCAGCTGGCCGTTGCGGAAGGTTTCGAGGTTGGGATTGGGTCGGTCGGATTTGATCATCCCGATGTCTTCACCGGGACGCAGATCATCAAACAGCATGCCGGGTTCGATATTAAGCTCGCGTGAGCCGCTTCCAGCATCGTCAGGATAGGACTGGCCGTCCCCTTTTTTGATGAACATGCCCAGCGCGGCAGCAATACGCGCTGCGGTCAGTTCGGCATCCTCGTATTCCTTCAGTGCAGACAGGCGCATCATCACACCCGCCAGCAGGGAGTTACCGCGTAACTGGTGCAGGCGGCGCATGAACTTCAGATGCAGCATGTTTTCAGCGACGATAACTTTGGTTTCGCCCAGCAGCATCCCTTCAGCGGGCATGTTGCGGTACACCAGATATTTCACCGGACGCCCCCAGTCGTTCAGATAGATGCCCTGGCTGAGTTTCTGGCTGGGATCGGTTTTTTCCAGCGGGACAAAATCCGGCTCCAGCGCCTCCAGCCAGAACGGGATGCCCGCCACCGGTGAAAGCCCGTTTCCGGTACCGCTTACCAGCTGGGCAAAGACTTCGCCATCACGCAGCCAGGTCCGCGCCATCAGGCGCTCCAGTACAGGCCGGGTAAACTGCCCGGTTACGTCAGGGGATACTGACCATTCCGCCCATTTTGCACGGATTTGTGTGGCAAGCGCGTCAGCCAGCTGACCGTTTGCCAGCTGCGGTTGGGGCTCAACAATGATGCCCTTCGCGCCGACGATACGCTCTTCCAGCTTGTCGAGCACACCTATCACCAGATCGTGATTGCAGTCCA